GATCCTTGCCGTTCATATCACCTGCAAGACCCGACCGTTTAAAAGCATCCATTACTTTTGCCATTACTCCTGCAAGATCATTACCGTCTTTCGTACAGTAATCATCTATCAAGGCACCGGCAATAGATGGGGTAAGTGATTCATCGTCATGCTTTAAGCCTGCCCAAATAATAGCACGTATCGTAGCGAAACGCATTTTTGCTTGATCGGCTTTTGTTGTTGGGAACATTTCAGAAATTGGTTTTCCTATTAAGTCCTCCAAATCACAAACAGCATTTAATCCAAATCTTAATTTTCTTGGTTTATCTAAATCAATTAAAACACCATCAGACATAATAGCCTCCTTTAAGTTAAATTATGCTACAGCAACCAAAGCTAAAGCTCCTGTACCTTGAAATTCTAAAGATGAACTTGCAGCATCATCATTAGGATCGGTTTGTTCAAAAGAACCCACTCTTATTGATCCTTCATATTGATCCTCGCCAGTTAAATCTTTTACTCTGAATTGAACTTTTAAAAGCGTCTTTGCTGTAATAGCCGTAAACGCATTTGATTGACCTGCATCAGTTCTTATATAAAGTTCCTCTGCTGAGATCGTCCAATTTCTTAAACCGTTAATGAACTCACGCCACGCACCGGAATCATGGCTTGTTGCGTCTATTAATTCGTCCTCGACATTTAAGGTCATATCTCGAAGTTCGCCGATTTTATTAAAAACCGTGCCGCCATCATTTGATATAAGCACTTGTCCGTCAAATCCGGGAATTGCTTTTGTTGCCATCTAATTTTCTCCTTTATAAAATATTAATCATGTAAACTAGTTAAATCAATTATCGCCATACTGATATCGGTGTCGGTATCAATATCAACATTTACCTTATTCGTTCCACTTACATTAAAAAGTTTCGGAGGAAATGGCCCTAACGTATATTCCTTACTTGCTGCAGGCGATTGAACTACATCACCTGTTCTAAGGTTTTCGTCAGTTACCCCTTTAACTGTAACTGCTCCTGTTGGTGATGCTGCACCTTTAATAAGTAATAGCTGATTACCATTATTGGTGAAGTCCATATCATTTGCAGCATCAGCAGCAGTATAAGTTACCTCATTCTTAGCTTGGCTGCTTTGTGTTTCAACTCCAATCGCTGTTCTTGGCATTGTACTTTCTCCTTATAAAAAATTAATTATTAAAATCCCGAACTGTTCTGAATTTGAATTCTGAACCTTGCAATGGTCTGACGGTTTTCACCATCATTATCAACCAAAGTATTTATACCATCGAAATAACTTGCAATAAAATTAAAGCCGGTTACTACGAGGTCACTTTTATCTCCTATCAATCTTGTAATTTCATCTAAAATTAGAAACGCCTGTTTATTGCCTTTTTTTTCAACAGTCCATATATTTATAAATGCGATTACTTCCTCCCCCGGACTTGAATGAGTTTTGAAATCAATAACATCAAACCGTCCAATCGTTACATATGGTGCTGCCGTTCCCTGTTTGACAAAGTCCTTTATCGGTGCAAGGGCAGTCAATGTAGCATCGTCATTGAGTCTTTTATATATCGCCTTTTGTAATTCTAATAAACTTGTTTTTGCCATTATCCAATTTTTCCAAACGCTGCCTTTACCCTTCTTTTATATCTTCGTTCCGCTTTTCTAAAAGCAGGAAATAAATAAGGCTTTGATCTTTGTCGTTTTGTGCCGAATTCTACAAACGGCGCATAAAATACATTTGTTCCAATCGTACCTGTAAGCCCACCGTTATCAAATTTGATTCTAAGGCTATTCCTTAACCGCCCTGTATCAACAGGAACACTTCTTTTAGCATCCGACTGTATTTCAAATGAAGTTGTGGCAATTATACGTCTTAATTTTGCTTTTTGTTTTTTATTGAATCGATTAAAACTTGCTATGACCTTTTCAAAGCCTTGAACTTTTATAGTGATCTTTGCCATTATGCAGACCTTTTAACTGTAAGTTCCTCAACAACATTCATCATGCTTGAAATTTTTAAAGAAAAATGACCGGCTATTTTTAAATGCGTATCGTAACAATCCTCCTTACATCTTTCGAGATTTTCCCATGTGTAAATTATCTTCTCATTAAAAAACGTGCATTTATAAAGCGATATATCATTGATGATTATTTCCCAAAACTTGTTTGTGATAATATCCCATAAAGTTGAACCGTAATAAATCACTCCATTATCATTGATCTTTTTGGCATATGTCAAAATGACTAAATCCGGACTATCCGAAACAAAACATATCCGTTTTAAATGATCCATATGACTGAATTTCACTTTGAAAATTCTTTCCTGTTCATAATCTTCATATATTAAAAATGGATGTCCGGCAGTCATATTTGCAATAACCTTATAATTTTCATTTATAAAACCACTATAGGGACGCAATCTAAGCGTGTTCTCGACCATTTTCCTAACACCTAATGATTCCATTTCCTCACCTGTTTTCTCCCATAGACGATGGACAGGACGCACGTTATGATGCGTTGTAGTCGAAACATAAGTTAAATGAATTTGTCCCTCAATATCTCTATATGCCATCGGATTACAACTGATTGAATTTACCTGCATAGTTGGCTCTAATTCAAAGCCATTTTGAAACGATGGATAGTCGCAACACATTATCCTCCAATTTTGATATTTTACAATAGGCAAATTCTCCGACCTTCTGCCAACTCCCTCAGACATAATATCCCTGTCATTATCAACTTGACAATATAATAGTTTTTTGCCTTCAAAAATAAATGGCATATGTGTTCTTTTCGATTGATCAAAAACAAAATTATTCACCTTCAAATCCTTCGTCTGTATCCTGATCCGCATAAATTTTTAATGGCGTATAAACTCCATGAACGCCATCGTCAAAGTCAGGATCATATACCACCTTTGAATCTGCCTCCGCTTGGCTGATACTTTGTGCTGTTTTAATATTATCCCTCAATGTGGTTAAAGTTGTATCGTGAGGATCATCTATATCGCTATTTGAAAAATCGTATTTAATAGCTACACTTCTATCCTCACTCACTCTTGCCGGTTGAGCAATTTCAACAGCCTTTCTAAAAGTGTTTGAATCCCAAAAACCACCATCATCGGCAGGAAATATATTATCCCGCATTATAAATTCTTTGATTTTATGATCCTCATTTGATATTGAGGCAATAAAATTTTCACTTACATCGAAAAAATCAACCGTAAACGGACCACCACCGGCTGCACCGAATAGAAAAGACTCATGCAAAATATTATCACTGAAATCAACAGTTTTTAATGTGCTGACCATATGAACAATTAATTTACCATGATCCGATCCGATAAAATTATTCTTTGCTTTGAATGTAATTAAATTCAAGTCAGGCATCTGATTCATTGAAACGCCATTGATTAAATTATTATTTACATTCAAGCCTTTTAAATTTGTAAGCGTGTTCACCATTTCAAGATTTGATATTCTCAATCCTGACAAGTCCATAACGAAATCTGTATTTGCTAAAAGAAACGTATCGAAATCATCATACAGACTTGAGAATGTAACACCACCGACACCAATCTTTTTATCAAGTTCATCCTCCATTATTTCGATTACTTTTAATTGTCCTGTATCCTGTGTAACCGGTGCAATCTCTAAAAAATCGTCTTTTGATGTTCCTGATCCTGATGGTATAATTGGACCACCTTCACATTTATATCGCATCGATATAGGAATCGGACATCCATTCAAAGTATTGCTTAACAGCGTTCCCAAAAATGCTGCATTGATTGTAATCGTTGGTAAATTTCCTGTACCGCTTTGCTTTGTATAAAAAAATGGATCAATCTCCCATCCTGTACTGAATGATGGTGCCACAGGTGGAGTATAAACCTGATTCAAAGATAAATAAACCGTTTGATACCATTCTATACAAAAACAAAAATCTCCACTTGCTGCCTGCGCTGATGTTTCGCCTCTATTTTCAATTGGTCCACGACCTGTAAAAACAATATTCGTTGCAACAGCATCAGCATTGGGAACATTCTTTTGCCAATTCTTGATTACACATAAACCGCCAAATATTTCCCTCTGTAGTGTCGTTGCATCAAAATCCTTATTAGGAACCATTTTTATAAATAAAGGCGTTCCTGTTCTTATAGCTGTAAAAAGTGCATCCTGTGCAGCATCGTCTTTGCAGTAGAGGTAATCAGCCGAACCCTCCCACCCTTTCATGCCATTTCCCCATTCCCTAAATCCTTCATTCCTATACTTTGTAATATCTACAAATTTTTCATTTACTGCTATTTTTAAATTTCTTACCTCCGCAACTTGATTGAAAGTTGTTTGTGTTTCTGTCTTAACGAATAATAGGGCGTCAAAGCCCTGTAACGCTTTTGTAGCCATATCACTTTATAAACCACATAACTGCTTTTTTTAAATTATCTACTGCGACCGCTGATAATCCTGCATAATTCCAACCAATAAAACGGCGGTCGTTTGCATCAATAGTTCCGTCAGGCTTTAATCGTTTAGGTTGGAATCTTCTCGCAACAGAAACGATAGACCGTCTTTTTTGTTCTGAATCAATTGCCATATATTAAGGCCCCGAAACCATTTTCAATTCTGTATAATCCGTACCATCGTCATTAACAGTTTTCTTTGTAATAACCGTTCCTGCATCATTGTTAATTTCCAAAGTTGTTGCATTGGATTTGATAGCATTTCTTAAAGCCATATACATTAGCATTATTGCTTGCCTATGCGTTGGCGTGACAGGTGGAATTCCCTGTGCATTTTCAGATATTTGATCGACGTTCAATACATCCAATACTTCTGTATTAACTTCAGAAGCCGATAAATCATTTAAAGCGTCAATCAGAGTCTTTAAAGCACCGAGTCCATCCGTGCCGTTATCCAAATCAGCTTGAACAGCATCGATTAAGATTTTGAGCGCACCAAGACCATCTGTACCGTTACTTAAATCTGTGTTTACGGTATCGATTAATGTTTTTAATGCTCCGAGTCCATCAGTACCATTTGAAAGGTCAGTATTGACAAGATCAATCAAAGTCTTTAGAGCGCCCAATCCATCTGTGCCGTTGTCTAAGTCTGATTGAATTCCATCAACGACTGTATCAACTATTGCCAAATTAGTTGCTGTAGCTGCTGAATCCGTACCTCTCATTGTTGCCGTGTCTACACCATCAGTTCCCCTCATATCCGTATTCGTTGTTGTTGTGGCTACGGTCGTTACATTTGCAACAGTATCCGCTGCAGGATCGAAATAACTGGCGGATAATATGGTTCTAGCATTAAATTCTGAAACAGTTGGAACGTCTGCAATGTCGGCTGAAACGCTGGCTCCTGATGGTGCGCCAAGACGAGGAAAATTATCTCCTGTTTGAACGGTGTGGCCTGTTAAAGTAGTAACTGTATCTACCGTTTTAACACCTTCAACTTTATTAGTTGCAGGGTCATAACCGTCATCTGCGAAATCTTTTAAGTCTGTTGCACTTTGAGTATTACCACCGATTTGAGTCATATTAACTGGCGTGTCAATCTGGACGGCCAAATGCTCTGTAAATGATCCAGTAAGTTTAACTGAAAGAATAACCTCAGTAACTCCGGCAGCAAAAGCAGCATCAGGCCAGTCTATACGATAAAGTCCCGGCTGATCAGTCGCATCAATTTCAATTGCTTTATTATCAGCATGAGCAGAATCGGTTGCAGCAAGAGCCGTTGCATCCACTTTAGCAACTGGCAAAGCACCGGATCTTACATATTGAAGATCAATATCGGTAATTGTAGCTGCAGTCGTTGCCAAGCCATCGGCTGTATTTCGTAAAGCAAAATATGTTGTAACATTAGTTTGTCCACCTGAAACTTTCATTAGTGTAATCCCCCTCGTAATCCGCGTGGACTTCCGATGCCTGCACCACCGGCAGAAACGTCATCTTGATCCACGCCAATATTTGTTTTATAATCTCCTACTGCACCTACATCTGTTCCAACTTGTAATGCGGCATTAATAGCATTACTTCCTGACCCAAGAGTAAAATCCCCGTTTGCAGGATCAGTTAAACCGGGGTCACCTGTAACAGAATTTGGACCCTTACCTTTTCTTGTACCCGTGACATCAGTAGTGTTGTCATAAAGGTTATTGTCCATAAAAATATCGCTAGCATCACCAATATTAATTCCTGTGGTATTGGCATCGAATATATTATTAAAAAATGCATAACCTTCCACATCGCCACTACCACCATCTTTTATTCCATCTGTGTTATTGTAAAATGTGCATCCAGTGACCACTAAGCCATCGTTATTCGACCCTTTGATTCCAGCGGTATTAGTATCGAATATGCAATTTGTAACATGTATAGTGCTTTCGCCTACATGGTTAATACCATCAACACTATCATGCAGATAACATGAAATTATTGTGGCTGAACCTTGATCAACCGCTATACCTTCACCATTTGTTGAAATTGCTTCACACGCCAAAATTACTATTCTAGTGCTGTCCATCCTTATCGCTCTGCGGTTTGATGTGCCACTTGAATTTGTGGATTTTACATTTTTGACAATACTACTACGGGTAACTGATAGTACGGATACCGCCGTTCCTGTAAGAATTAAATTCTCTATTTGCCACATAAAGTCAAAGTTAAAAGTGTTTGATCCACAAGCAATAGCGGGTCTGTTTGCTCCTTTTGGTTGATCCCCACGGGTGGTATTGTATCCTTCGATTCTAATTTTTAGAAGTTTTACGCCGTCTACTATCACCGCAATATTTTCTGTCAGCGTCATGGTTCCGTCATTCTTTACATGAACCGTATTGCCTGCAATAAATGTATTCACATTGTCAAAAAACGAATCAAGAAAGACATCAAGAGCGCCTCCTAAATCTCCTGCACCGCCTGAAATACCACCTACTCCATCGTCTGCTGCACGATCTATAGTTACGTTATTTGTATCTGTATGTGCTGTGACTCTATAGAATCCTGCTACTACATTTGTACCACTTCGTATTTGAATATAATTACCGATCATTGCTGCCGTGAAGCCACCGACTACACTACTCAAAGCTGTAGACCCTATCCCACCGGTAACTAAGTCGGTAAGCTGTAACTGTGCTGAATCCTGATCGCTGAAATCTGTTCCTCCCGAAGCTGTATCAAATCCACCGCCTGCGTTTGCATCTCCTGCGGTCGCTCTAAATTCCCATATATCTGTCGCTAACCCTGCCATTATTCAGCCCTCAAAATATCTTTTTCTTGTTTATCCAATGGTATATCATTCGGATCAATACTTATTGAAAGTTTTATTCTGTCTTTTTTATCTTGTGGTTCTATTGGTTTATTGCCACTATCTAATATCCAATCGGATAAATCATTTTGAATCCTAATTTTTTTATTCGTACCGCCCGATACAGTATTTCCAGCCGGTATATTACAGTTATCTAAATTGCATTTTGTAAAAGTAACGCCTGTCATAGCTGCCGGGAAAACATCTACCATTGGATTAGGTGGATTATCATCAAGTCCTTGAGTGCTATATTCAGATTCTTGTGCAAAACAGGAACCAATAATTTCAGAGTCATTAAACTCATCGGCATTTAAATCTGTGAATGATTGACCCGTAAAATCTTTATGTGAATACTTTTCATTTAAAGCCATTTTTATTTCCTATTTTATTTCGTAACCGTTGAAGTTGAATCTTTTTTTATTTTCACAGTCTGAATGCTTGCAATAATAATCATCATATACCATGCTAAATTCCATTTTCAATTCGCACTTTGGGCATATAAATATTTTTTCAATCTTATATTTCAGCCTTTTTTTATTTTTATTTATTTTATAAGTCATTGTTTATTGCAAGTAATTCCCATTTTGAACTTCGCCTCTCCCATAATGCCCTATGCGTTTTGCTTAATGTCGTTGCTAAATCAGATAATTTTACCGTTGTTCCCTCTGCGAATTCAGCACCCAATGTATACGTGAATCCACCGGTTGCATCTTGAGTAAATCGAATTTCTAATATTGCACCCTCAAAAGCATTCGTAGGATTATTTACAGTAATGTTTTCATCAACCGTAACGTCAACGATTGAGCCTCTTTGCAAATCAGGTGTAATCGCTGCAGCTGCAATTGCGAGCGTATAACTTTCTGCCCTATGATCATTCTGTGTTTGAAATCGTTTGACAATAGTTGTTAATGTCGCTGAATTATCTATTAAATATCTATTCGTTAGATTATCAATTAATAGAAATGATGAAGCTGGCCCCGTAATTGTTCCCGATATGTCGCAATTAATAAATCCTGCTGGTGGAACGCCTGTATTAATTCCACCTGCACCATTTGAACTGTTTAAAGTTAAACCGCCTGCAATTTCACAATCAATAAACCGTCCGTATTTATGTATATTTATCAATCCGTCAAATTGGCAATTTTCTGCTAATACTATGTGGCAGTCTTCGTCATTATCGCCAAATATACCATTGACTAAACATCCCTTCATATAAAAATTAATTCGGTCGTCACCCCAAGAACTAAGGTCAACCTTGCCTTGAATAAGAACATTATTTAAATATACTTGTGCTTTTGAGTCCGTTCCAGCAGCAACGTCACTTATTACAAGATCGCCGGATATAATCCAACCATTTGCAAACGCAACATCTGAAAAACTGCTTAACATATCTCCCACCGTAGCGAAGTGAATCGCTGGTCTTTCATTAAAAAGATTATCCTCATTCACTGCCCAAGTTATATTCCTTGCTGTTCCACTAGAAGCATTATCATCTCCTGCACCGTCACCAATAACCACTGGCCCATTGCATATAAACAACATTGAACCAGCACTTCTAAAAGTAAGAGTCTCATCATACTGGCCTGTTTCGACCCAAATGACTTTTGTTATTTTCTCGTCAGCTGCATCAATTGGATCTCCATGTGTATCAATTGCCTTTTGAATAGTCAGAAATGGAGTACCATAATTTCCCAAACCGGTATCTAATCCACTCTTTGAAACAAACAATATATTACCGGATATAAGCGCATTTTGTAGCCTGTTTTTGCCGTTTGATGTACTCGCACCGACTACAGGTGTATTATCTGTTATTAAAGCCATTATGTTGCATCCGTGTTAAATACTGGTTTATTATCCGTGTTAAATAATGGAGCATCATTCGTATTGTAAAGCTGATCGCTCGCTATTGCTGTATTACTTCCGTCAAGTTCAAGAGCAAATATAACTAACCATATATCACGTTCCTCTATGTTGATTACGCCCTCTATTCTGAATCGTCTGTTTCTAGCCTCAATTGTATACCGTCCCAATACATCAAAGTTTTTCATAAAACGGCAATCAATTCTATGAGTGACCTCCATTTTTCTTTGTCTATTCTCGAATATCTCTCCTGCTGTGCATGGTCTTATCATTGCAAATGTTGAATGAATACAGACTTCCTCGCTATCTGCGCCTCCCATATCATCGTCGTCCTCAATAAAGCAAGGATCACAGAATAGTATTTGATGCCTTAATTGACCACGTTTTAAGCATGTTTTAAGATTAAGTGCCATTAGGTTCTTATCAATGTATTTAAAAAGTTTTCTGCGCCTTTATTTGAAATCGAATGCCTTGAGACTCTTGAATCCCTTGATTTTTGCCTATACCCTTCATCCTGCATATTCATTGCAATATTTGACTGCCAACTATAAAAATAGTCTTTGTCTTTTTTTAAATGTTTTCTCAAAACCTTCATAGCATTTTGCAATTCAGTCATTTTATTAGCCTCCGTTAATTGTTTATATCATGTCCATTATTCGATACATTTTCAATTTCTTTTTAGCAATGTTAAACTCGCTGCAATCGTCGCACTCATCCTTGCCATTAAATGCACCCTGTACTGCAAATTTTAAAGCCTCTCTTATTGCTTGCGGAACATCCGTTGCAAGTGTCCCAAATCCGACTGTATACTGCGCTCTTAGATTGCTCCTATCACGTAAACTTGTAGGCCATACCGTTCCCTCATTTAAGAAGATTCTGCCTCTCCTACGATAAGAAAACGTATCCACAACGTAACTTGTGGCTGTAAATGTTGTTTCATTGTTATCATCAGCAAATGAGCTAATCGTTTCAACAGATATTAAAGGCGCTTTCATCAATTCAAGTTCAATGCCTCTTGGAATATCATCCCATCGTTGATCCCATTTTTGACTTATGAAATTCAGACTTGTAAAATCCTCAGCCCATTCCCTTGCACACTTAATCAGATTGGTGATTATCGTATTGCTTGAATCATCTGTTATACCCATGAAATCTTTTGTATCAGCTAAACTTATCGGTTCAATACTAGGTGCAGTCACTAAATCAACACTATTCCTAACATGACGCAATACAGGTTGAGATAGAAATCTAGTTTCCGGTATATCACCTGTGATTATTCTGAAAAAAAATTAGGCATAATGATTTCCTAAAAAAATGTGGAGGGTAGGATTCCCACCTACATTTCACTAATGCAAGTATCGCGTATACAGCATTAAGATTGTGCGTCTTTATCTTGGACCACCTCTACATAAAAAAAATAATTGGAGCGTACTATTCTTAACATTGCTAGCAGGGAATTTAAATAGTATTGAACCCTTGATGTCTATTATGTGCCATAAAGGCACACGCTCCAATTACTAAACTCCGATTAAGGTGTTTGGTCTGTTTGCTGTGCCTGACGACCTTTGCCTAGAATCGCAATTGCTCCGAGAGTGCTACCAGTGGTAGTATTCGTAGATACAATTGAAAGTCTGACAAATCGTTTAGATCCAACATAACCGATTTTCGATGTTTTATCATCGTCAGTATCTAAAGTAAAACCGGCTAATAGCTCAGTTCCCAATAGATCCTTATCGGCTACAGCATTAGAGCCGGTAAAACCTACAACGTCAGCCTCTTCGATCAACACGGCATAATCCCCATCCGTAGTTGTTCCAGTTTGAATAACGTACTCTAACGATTCAAAATCTTGCGTATCAATAACCTCACCAACAGTCGTGGTGTCAGTACTGATAGCTGCAATTTTCAAGCCCACAATAGGCTTGATGATATTATGACCATCTCTTGATG